CACTGCTGCTGCTTTCAGAAGTTTATCCAGTTGTTGAGTATTCAACTCAAAGCAAACATCTTCAGTGGGAAGAGTAATGTCTTTTTCTGGGGGAGTGACAATCACAGAGGGATCTGCAAAGAAATACTTGGAACGCATTTTTCCTTCACGGATAACAACGTGACCATCATTCTCAAAATCTAGCAGAGGACTCTGGTGCAGACCAAGACCATTTAGGAATTGATTCAAATCATAGATACCAAAATCCAAAGGAAGATCTTCATCAATTTTTGCTTCTGCAAGAATGTTCTTCATTACACTAATGGTGCGAAGAGAACTACCCTTCTTAAAGAGAATGGACTGGTTGATCGAAGAAAAGTTCTTGAGAAGATTAAGAGTTTTTTCAGAGAGTTTCATGTTGCTCATTGGTTGTAAGTTTCACGGACAGCGTTCTTATCATTGAAGTTCATAAGAAGAACAGCATAATGCAGGATCTTCATAATGTCACGGCGGGCACTTCCCTTCTTATCATAACGGGAAGCATACTTGAGGATATTGCTGCGACAGAATGCCTCACCATCGCCACACGCTTCAATCAAGTCAAGAGTTTGAATCTTTTGGTCACCAGCAGAATAGTGCTGATTGTAAGTGCCACGGATGTACTCAAGAAGTTCTTTTACAATTTCTTCTTCATTGTATTTCCAAGGAGTGCTGGGAGATTGTTTAATAATGTCTTCGCTCATGTTGTTTTGAATTAAGAATTCATAGTCACTGTGACCCCATGGGGTCATGCCATCATTGATGGAATAAGGATATTCGTCCATAACAATAGGTTCATCAAGGTTGTTGGAAATATCAGGATACATGGAATCCAAGTATTCATGTATCCAATCATCATTCATTATATCAGAAAGGAGTGTCTTGGTCAATTGGAAATTTTTCACCAGTGGCAGTCAGATCAAAATCAGCATCAACCTTGTCATAGAGTTCCAGGAATGCTTGCTTGGTTTCATCATCAAAGCGGTTCACACACACTTGGATTGCCTTTGCCTTGTCTTGGAAGATGCTATAGGCACGGATGATGTGGACCAGGCGACGGGTGCTGATGATTTCCTCAATACCACCATCATAGAAGGTCTTACGGATGATGTCTGCCCAGTCAACCAGACGGGTGCAGAAATCCTTATCAACACATCCAAGAGAGTCTGCAACATTGTAAACGATTTTCATTTCTTGAGCGGGACTAGGATATTCTTGCTCAAAGGTCACAGGAAAACGCTCAAGGAATGCTTCATTGAGAACATTGGTTCCAATAAAACGTCCGTCTTCAGATCCCTTTCCTTTAGTGTTAGCAGTGGCAACCACAGTGAAACCAGCAGCAGGTTTAACCCACTTGCCGATCTTCTTAAGGAACACACCCTTACCTTCTAGAATGGACTGCAGGCAGAGGATCTTGTTAGAGGCGAGGTCGATCTCATCCAGAAGGAGCACTGCTCCCCGCTCCAGTGCTTCGATGACGGGACCGTTATGCCATGCAGTGTTCCCATCAACAAGCCTAAAACCACCGATAAGGTCATCTTCATCAGTTTCAATAGTAATGTTTACACGGATCAGTTCCCTCTTCAGTTGAGCACATGCTTGTTCCACACTGAACGTTTTGCCATTACCCGACAAACCCGTAATGAACGTAGGATAGAAAAGACGGGACTGAATAATTTTTTTAATATCACCAAAGTTACCAAACTTGACGAAGGTATCATCTTTTTCAGGAATAAGATTTTGTTCAACAGCAGGAATAGCAGCAGGAGCATTTACGACTTGCTCAAACTGCTCTCGTGCTTCTTGGATGGTCAGATTCCATTTACCACGACTAGTTTTATATTGATCAAGTTTCTTGGTAACAGTCTGGTAGTTAGAACCATTCATAGCACACCATGCACGAATGTCACCAGCAGTTACAGATTCTCCGTAGAGAGACTGGAGGGAAGTGCGGATGTAGTCAGCGGACAGTGCCATTAGTAGTTTGTTTGAACTGAAGTCATTATAGACGAAAAAGGGGGGCGTTCTGCCCCCCGTGTACCATTAGTTCACACTGTCCACTTCAGGTATTTGAACTTGAGTGCCTGAAGCATCCATGCCTGCGACAGACTTTTAGGTCCTTCTAGAAGAACTTTGCGAACTTTGGGATCTGTTTCCATTTGGAGAGCAATTTCTTTCCAATTCATTTTCATGCTACTAGAGAAATAAATTCGCCCAATACTTTTTTATTTAGTTTCTTGGTCTTAAGAGATTTTGCAAAAGCAGATTTAATTTGAGATTTGGTTGCATCATCTTTCACAGTAAATTCAGACTCTTGAGAAAGAGCAGACGCAGATAAACCAAAATATGCATCATACCCAGAGTTTTTGATAGTAAAACTACGAAGTTTTTTCCAATCCTTGTGTACACTCTCATACTCTTTGGTGTATTGATCATAATACATTTGAATAAATCGGTTTGCATCACGACTCATTAGAACACGAATGCCAATGAAGTTAACGCTTGGGAAGTTTTCTTTCAAATTCAAGAGCAAAGTATCAGTAAACTTATGCCAGTAATGATCAATGCGATAAGTTGTTCCAAGTTTACGGTCACGCAAGAAACAAGTTGCTGGATTAAATCCGCGACATCCAATATAAGGTTCGCTTTCCCAGTGACGTTGAATTTTTACATGGTAAGGAAGATGATTTGCCTCACCATCGGTCAAGACAATACATTGAACTTTTTGAACTTTGTTCTCTTTTTGGAACTTTGGAAGAATTTGATGAAGACTAACTAGTGCTTCATTCAAGGGAGTTCCAGAGAGAGACATGCGATTTGGATATCCATATTTGTTTGTATATGATTCTCCAAATGCAAGTGCAAGACGCCAGATGTTAAGCATCTGCTGGTCAAGGTCTTTACCAGAGGTTTTACTGGTAAGGATGTTCATCATCGAAAATGATTCATCAATTGCAGCTAGTCCCTCTTTCTTTTCATAGTGAGAAGTGCGATCAGTAGAAAGGTGTTGATGAGTTTTATAATCATATCCTCCCCGACGCCACTCATTCGTAAAAGCATAAACCTCAAAAGGAATAGCAACTTTTTTACAGAACCAAATCAAATTGTACAGTTGCTTGAGAGTGTCTTCAAGAACATATTGCATGGATCCAGACCAGTCCAGAACAAACACCAGACCGTGGTTCTTACCATCAGCAAGAGTGGTGACCTTCTTAAAGAGATCTTCGTTGTACTTATATGTGTGAAGTTTGGTACAGTCCAGCACTCCAGTACGGGCAGTGGTAGCACGAGCATAGGAGTCTGCTGCCTTCTTACACTCAAACTCTTTCACCAGATAGTTTACTTCTTTTTGAGCCGACTTCTTAAATTTAAGATATTGTGAATCAACATTGGCAAAAATACTTTCCAAGGGAATCCCATACTCGGTAAAAGATTCATCTTGTTTTTGTTGTTGAATAGAATAATACTGGTTCAACAACTCATGAATTTCTTCATTCTTACCAATGACAGTTTCGAGATTGAGTTTAGGAAGTTCCACATAAACATTCTCAATTCCAGACATGTCAACAAGGTCTCGAATTTTGTCTTGCAGAATATCGTCCGTTGTAACCTCTGGTTCATCAGTAATAGAACCAGAGGTTTCATGACCACCGTTATCTCCCTTATCCGAAGATTCTGGTTTGGATTCTTCAGATTCTACAGAGTTATCAGAGTTTTCAGTTTCTTCTTTCTCCGCTCCCTGATTACATCCACCCTGTTGTTGGGGCGGCATTTCAATATCATCCAGTTTTTCTTTCTTATTCTCTTTGCAGAGTTTGTATAATTCTTCTGCTGCAATCAAGACATCAGCAAACGTTTCAGTTTTACCAATCATCTCAACGATATCCTTTTCACTCTCCTCAAAAGGGACGTTGACAAAACTGCCGATCTTATAATAAAGATTCACCCTGTCAGCAAGATTCATCAAAGAAACATCTTCACCATCAAGAGAAAAGAAATCTTCATCAGACAGTTCTCGGTATCCGTTGAAAAAAGTTTTAGCAATTCCCGGATAACGACGCTTCATCATTTTCTCAATACGAGCATCCTCAACAACGTTCACAAATTGCTTTGGTACTTTATAATTTTCACTCCAGTCTTCATCTGGGGTATAGAGAGCATGTCCAACTTCATGACCAACCAGCATGTCATACACAGAATTAGATGCACGTTCCCACATGGGCAGAGTCAGGACACGAGTATGGACATTGAAACATGCAGTCTCAACTTTCTTGTGCTCCACCACCAGGTCTTCGGTAGCAAGAAGCTTGGCGAGTTGGGATTTAATTTCGTGACGAACAGACATGGGACTTCTCTTGTATGTACCCATAATAAAACGAAAGGTCGCCATTCTGACGACCCTTGTAACGCTTCTTAAATTGTCTTAACCGTTGTTTTGCTTGACGGAGTGCTTGTGGTTTGAGTCTCCGCTTTTGTTCCTTCTTGGAGTGGTGTTGCCAGTTCGGGATAGAGTTGCTCAATGTCCTTGCTGCAAAGTTTCCTTATATTATCTAGCAGTTTGGGAGTCCTTGTCAACTTATTTGACTCGTCATAGGGCAGTTTCTTGTATGGCACATCATGGGACTTGAAAGGAACTCCAAGTATTTCAGAAACCCATTGAGAGAAGTCTTCACCAAAACCAGATTCAAATTTCCAAACATGAGTCTTATCACTTAAGAAATCAAGTTGAGATCGATACCAATTTACTGCTTCTGTAAGAGGAAAGTTTTCAAGCATTTGGAAAAAATAAAGTTCATCTTCCATCAATTCTTGAATATCCTCTCCATACATTCTTTTCAGAAAACTAGAAGCACCGAAAAATCTATCGATTGGATTTCTAATGATTGCAATATGAGGTATTCCTTCTACGTCCAAATACTTTTCATAAAGTTCCCTATGAAAATGGAGAACCTCAATTCCCTCAATACTACCATTGGCATCGTGCTCTAACTTAAATCCATTCTCATTCAAGTTAGATTGAAAAAACCTTCCAGCAGTTCTGGGAATATGGACAAATAAAAATCTTGTCCCAGTATCTTTGTGCTTATATACTGGCATCAACCAACCATCCTACTAAAACCTTTCACTTTTTCAAATTTGATCACATTTTCAAATTTATCTTCCATTCCTGTCTTGTGAGAGATAACAAAAATATTTGCATCCTTTACAACATAGCGAATGATTTTAAGGAACTCATCTGTTCCTTGACTATCAAGAGAACTATCAAATACCTCATCTAGAATCATGAGGTTAGTTGATACAGAGTTTTTAAACTTAGCTACCTCTCTCCAAGTAAAAAGGAGTGCAAGGTCAATCCTTTGCTTTTCTCCTTCACTAAAAGAACTGTAGGAAAAATCTTCATGGATTGGTGATTGGACGGTTTCGTTAAACTCCTCATCAAGAGTAAAGTTAATGTAGAAATCCATCATCTGAAGATAACGGTTTACTTGCTGATTGATCAGCGGTAAGTATTTCTTGATGATTTTAGTTTTAACTCCACCGTCCTTTAACAGTCCGTAAGTAAAATCGTAGTATTTAATTTTGTCTTTTTGTTCTACTAATTCATCATAGGTTTTTTGGAGACCTTCCTTGAAAGTTTCTAACTTGTCATGTTCAGTATTTCGATTCTCAAGTTGCTTGGTAAGTGTTTGTATTTCACTTTCCAGATCTCGGATTTGTCTATTAAACCCAGAGATCCTAGTATTGTTTTGAGAAATGCCATTCGTTAGTTTTGTAATCTCCTTGGAAAGAGCAATGAATTGACGCTCTCGCTCTTCTTCCTCTTTAATTGCCTCTTCTAGTTCTTTATAACCAGATTGCAACTCCTTTGCTTTATTTTGAGCGTCTGTAATTCTATTTATTCTGAAGGTCTCTTCAATGGATTGTG